CTAGTTTTGAAAACTACCGCTATCCAGAAAAGAAAAAAGACCAAAGACTGAAGGAAGAGCCGTTGAAAGATGGTTTGAATGACCATGCCTGTGATGCGACTCGCTATCTATTCGTCAACCTTTTCCCTATACGTAGTAGAACCGCAGGAGTTATAGACTTTTAATGATTATACAAGATTTATCAGAACAGATTATTATCGATAGCCTTTCGGACTATCTTAACAGAATAGAAACACAGCGCACAAAAGAGCGTGAGTACCTTCTAGATTTTTACGAAGGTATCAACATGGAAGAATACGTAGGAGAGTATTTTGGTTCAGAATCCCTACAACAGGTTCCGCTATTCTCACAAAACTTAACCAAAAGAGTTTGCAAAGCCAGGGCGCAAAGTTACCGAAGACCACCGCGTATGAATGTGGACAGTAGGTATGTTGACCTTGCGGATATGCAAGATCTCAATACAAAACGTAGACAGCTAGAGCAATTGACTTTCCTATTAGGAACCATGGCTTTTCGTAGTGTTTGGAACCCCAGAAAGAATATGGTCGAGTATGAACTATTGCCATTCTTTGAGCCACTATTCTTACCTGGAGAGAAAAAGCCGTTTGGAGTAGTCTACGCACTTGAGAACGAAGGTATGTCTCGTCTTAGCTCCCAAGAGTTTGTCGTTTGGACAGAAGAACGCGATGGGATGCCAGGCAGACACTTCGGTATCAATGCCGATGGAGAAAAGGTATCGTTCAACGAAGGCGATATTAATCCCTACGGTATCATCCCAGTATGCTTTGCTCACAGGTATCAACCTATCAGAGACTTTTACGTAGGTGGTGCAGAGGACGTGGTCCGAGCAGACCTAGCTCTTTCAGTAGCAGCTATGGAAATATCATTATGTATCAGACTTGGTGCGATTGGTGTTAAGTTTGTTACAGGCGTAGATGATAGATCTCGCATATCTTTGGGCGTAGACAAAATCATTTACTTGCCAGAGGGAGCAAACTTTGGCGTAACTGGACCTAGTGCCGATATCAATCAGCTAATCAATGGTGCAAAGTTCTTGATAGAGCAAACCCTTAACAATAATCAACTGCGCGTAAAGTTCATAGATTCACACGGTAACGCAGAATCAGCAGAAGCATTACGAATTCAAGAGATTGAGAATCACCAAGAGGTGCAGAACAATATCGAGGACATATGGCGTAAGTGGGAAGCGGATAGATATGCTATTGACCGCAGGATCATAGAAGTGCAAACAGGGCAGAATCTAAATCCAGAGATGATGGTAGACTTTGAAGAACCTCAGATACTATCTCCATCAGAAGAGCGTGATATGTATACCTGGTTATTCCAGAACAAACTTGCCACACGCCAATCATATTTATTACTTAAGAATCCAGACCTACTTCCAGAGGATGCACAAAAGCTTTTACAGGAAGTAGACGAAGCCGAGGGACAGCCAAATAGATTGCTTAATAGACTGCAAAGCTAATGGCCTTAGATCAAACTATCGATAGTGCTGTCGAGGAGTTCAACAAAAGCCTCACAGAGGCACAAGACCTCTTCATAGAAGATGTTACTCAATTGCAGGAGGAAGGTCTAAGCACAGAAGAGATCCTTTTGATTATAGCTGGGATATCAATGGCAGATTACTGGTTACAAGATTTAAAAATGCAGAAAGCTATCACAAGACTGATGGGCAGCTTTGATACCTTACTTGATGATGCTGTATTCTTTGGTAAGGTAACAGAGAATCAATTGTTCGCATTGCGCAGTATGCAGGAAGCCTCTATTCTACGTTACACTACAGACCTTGGAGACAGGATCAGATTATCGTTAGTGCAGGGTGTATTGCAAAAGATGCCCAAGGCAGACATCAGACAAATGCTATTGCAAGACCTATCTATCAAGCCATATCAAGTCAACACTATCATAGAGACTTCTATGGCCACCTATTCTAGATCACTTACGCTATTACAGCTAGAAGATAGTCCAGAACAAACATTGATATATGAAGGACCGCTAGATTCTAAGACTAGGCCTGTATGCATACGAATGCTCAAGGAAGGTGGGATGACACAGAATCAAGTAGAGGCTAAATACCCAGGTGCATTGCGTGACGGAGGCGGATTCAATTGTAGGCATCAATGGGTTCCATTGTCATCTAAAACGCGAAATAAGGATATACAGCAAAGAGCTAAAGTTGCATATCAAGGAATGATGGATAAAGCCAAAAGAAAAGGCAGAGCATTCAAAATACCAAAAACATTGGAGCAATACTATCGTGATTAGCCTAGCAAAGATTTTTAAGTTTTCTGCCGTATTTTTTAATGCATTAGGGCAGAACGTTGTAAAGGCTCATGTTCGCCATGTTAGGCAATTAAAGAAAAGCCATACTGGAAAAAGGTTCCCATCTTATTTTGAGCCAAAAAGAAAGCAAGGCAAAAGAGGTCCATTAAAGCCTAAAATGAGTTATAAAGAAAAAAAAGGCCTAGGCATAGCTGCTCCAAATCAAATTAGCCGTAGTGAAGTCCCAGACTTAACACTTACTGGTGATATGCTTAACTCTATGAGATTAATTGTAGCAGAACCTAATGGATTTAGGTATGGCATAACTGACCCAAAACAAGTAGAAAAGCTTGAGCGTAATCAAGCAGGTATTTTTGGTAAAAGAAAAAATACACAGAAAAAAAGAATTATATCTTCAAAGAATCATCCTATACCTCCAGATGTTAGAAAGATGATAGGAAAAGAAATGTCAAAACAGATCGTGAGACAAATTTCAAAAGAAATACGATCACAAGGTATGGGCGTAAAGGTATATGAAATCTAAACAAAAAGGACAATCATGGAACAAGATGCAAAAGTCGAGCAGACCGCTCAACCCTTAGAACAGGGCGAAGTTCAAGAAAACAACGACACTAACGCAGAGGTCGGAAGTTTAATCGCAGATGCGAAAAGATACAGAAAGCGTAGTCAAGAAGCAGAAGCCAAGCTAAATGAATTGCAAACTAAGCTAAACGAGCAAGAAGAAGAAAGAATGCAGAAAAACTCAGAATGGCAAGAGTTGGCATCAAAGTACAAGTCAGAACGAGACGAGTACAAAGCAATGGCGGATGAAGGCACTAAAATTAAAGAGACTGTCAGAAGTAGCCTTTTAGAGCAACTTGATGATGAAGACCGTGAATTTGCAATAGACTTACCAACAGAGAAGTTGCAAAAGTTTGTAAATAGAACGGTAAAAACAAAAGTAAACACTAATGAATCTTATTCCGCGCCTATGCCAGATTCTAAGGTCAATCCATTTAAGGATATGACCAAAGACCAAAGGCAGAGCAATTGGACTAAGGTTCTCCAGAATTACGTTAGAAAATAACGTAGAAGGGAAATATCATGGCAATAAGTGAAAATTTTTCTGGTGCTTCGGTAACCACCACTACTGCCGCTAAATAAAATTGGCGGCATAAAATCGCGGAATTAAGCGGGAAGGCTAAGTCGTAAGATAAGCTAATCCGAACCGAAGGCGTAAGCCAGGGGCAGAGCATAGATCTTGAAATAACAGATCCACGAGGCCGCGACAACGAGAGTTGAAAAGATATGCCGAACTTTAGGGAAACCTAAAGAAGTAGAGGATAAAAAGCCTTTACGGTAACAACTGAATTTTATCCCCGAGATTTGGACTGACGGTGTAAAGAATTACTTAGAACGCGCTCTTGTATTTGAGCAAGTTGTTGATTCTTCGCTAAACGGTCTAGTCAAGGGTAGAGGAGATGTGTTCCACATTCCAAAATTAGCAGAAGCAAGTGATGCAGCGAAGTCCGCAGAAACTCTTGTAACATACTCAGCTTCAACTCACGGAGAAGCTCAATTAACAATCGATCAGCATCGTTACGTTGCAAAATTGGTAGAAGACATAGCAAACGTACAGGCTACCCCTGGTCTTTTTGAGAAAGAAATTTCGACTATGGGTTACGCTCTAGCTAAGACCTACGATGCATTCATTGAGTCTAGGATTGAATCAGCTACCACCAACTCAACTGCATTAGGGACAGATAATGTTATTACCGCAGCAGAGTTACGCGGTGGTATGAAGACCTTGATGGAAGCAGACGTTCCAATCCAAGAATGTAACTTGATTGTAAGTCCAGCTCTTTACTCAGCATTGCTCGGAATCTCTGATTTCGTAGATGCTAGTAAAATTGGTGCAGGACAAGCTCCAACATATAATGGCCAAATCGGTCTATTGTATGGCATGAACGTACTAACCAGTACTGTCATGGGTTCAAGTGGATCAGCTGGTGTGGAGGTAGGATACATTGTGCATCCTTCAGCCGTTTCAGTTGCGAGACAGCTAGAACCAAGAGTACAGACAGAATACTCTGTTGACTTTTTAGGCAACAAAGTCGTTTCTGATATGCTCTACGGTGCAGTTGCAGTTTTTGAAGGTCGTATTCAAGAGTTCAAGAATCCGTAACAACTAAACATCTTGTGGGGGTATTCATTTACCCCCACTTGGGACAACATATGTATATAACACACGATTATCAATGTAACAAATGCAAAGCTATCTTTGAAGCAATGCTATTGAAAGATGAGAAAGCAGTCTGCTATTGCGGTTCTAGGGACGTTAAAAGGCTCATGAGCGCACCTTTGTTTGAATTGAAGGGTAATGATTGGCCTGGAAAAGAAAACAAGGCTAATAGCGATTGCCGTAGGATGGGGCAAGGACAAAAAATATAATGTAGTCTATTTCCTCATTTAATGAAGTCTTAACAGAGGAAAAATATGGCAAATTATAACTCAAGCTTTACTGGTGCGCAGATTGACAGCGCAGTAGAGCGAACCAACTCCACAGATGTAACAGCAGGAACCATTACTGCATCTAAAACAGTCGTTGTTGATTCTAACAAGGACATTACTGGATTTAGAAACATCACAGCTACAGGCACAATTACTGCCGATAGTTTTACTGCTACAGGGAATACCACGATAGGCGATGCTGCTACAGACACGATCGCAATCAATTCCACTATCACAACAGATTTAATCTTTGAAGGTTCATCAGCAGATGCAAATGAACTAACACTTACCCCAGGTAATCCTAGCGCAGATCGTACTATAACCTTACCAGATGCTACTGACACACTTGTGGGTAAGGCTACATCGGACGTACTTACTAACAAAACTTTAACTTCTCCAGATATCAACTCGCCAGACATTGATGGCGGTACAGTAGATGCTATCACATCTCTGACCGTAGCAAACAATGTAGATATAGGTAGCTTTGACTTACGAGCAGCTACATTAACCGCAGATGGACTTACTAGCGGTAGAGTGGTCTTCGCTGGGACTAATGGTGTTCTTAGTGATGATTCTGATTTATCTTTTAGTGGTTCAACACTATCTGCGACCAATCTTACTTCCTCTGGTACAGTATCATTCGGAACTCTTACAGACTCTGGAGAGTCAATCGCTATCACTAAGTTTGTCGATGAAGGAGATGCCATAGCTTCTAACGACAATGATACCACAATACCGACTTCAGCAGCAATCAAAGATTACGTAGATACGCAAGATGCTGCGATAGCTTCTGATACATTGACCTTTACTAACAAGACCTTTGATGTAGAAGCATCGGGCAATAGCATATCTAACATAGATGTTGCAGATTTAAAATCTGGAGTTTTAGATACAGATATTTCTAGCGTATCTAGCTCAGATGATACAATAGCTTCTGCAAAGGCAATCAAGACTTATATTGATTCACAGGTAACTGCCCAGGATCTTGACTTCCAAGGCGATAGCGGTGGAGCGTTATCTATTGATTTAGATTCTGAAACCATAACCTTTGCTGGTGGCACAGGAGTTGCAACCGTTGGCTCTGGCAACACGGTCACTTTTAATTCTGTAGATTCAGAGATTGTACACGACAATCTTAGTGGCTTTGTAGCGAATGAACATATCGATCATAGCGGAGTCACGCTAACTGCTGGTAATGGTTTAAGTGGTGGTGGCGACATTACTGCTTCAAGGACCTTTGCATTAGATTTGAATGAATTATCAACAGAAACATCGATTGCAGATGCTGATTTTATTGCTATGGTTGATGCTGATAATGATGGATCTCGTAAAATTACTTTTGAAAATTTAGAAGATGCTATTTTTGCATCTGTTAGTGGTGATATAGCCATAACAGAAGCTGGTGTAGCTACGATTCAAGCAAATAGTGTTGCACTAGCCACCGATACAACAGGAGATTTTGTTAACTCCATCACCGCAGGTACAGGCTTAACATCTACAGGTGCAACAAGCGGAGAGAATATATCTCATAGTTTAAGTGTTGATGCGAGCCAAACTCAGATAACTGCTGTAGGTGCATTAGATGCAGGGTCAATCACAAGTGGGTTTGGTAATATAGATAACGGCTCTAGCACAGCAAACTTTGGTTCTACCACCGTAGACTCATTAAGTGTATCAGATGGCAACATAACAAACGTAGGAGATATTGCATTAGATTCTATTAGCGCAGATGGCTCCACTATCAATATAGCAATAGGCGATAGTACATCTGATGTATTTACAATCAAAGAAGGCTCTAATAAATACTTTGCAATAGCAACATCTGAATCTGCTGAGAATATAGCGATTGGTACAGGGGTTAGCGGAACTGCTATATCCATTGGACACTCTACTTCTGTTACTACAGTTAATGATAATTTAATAGTCACAGGCGATTTGACTGTCAATGGTGCAACTTCCACAATTTCTACTACAAACACAGTAGTTTCAGACACTTTGATAGAGCTTGGCAACGGAACCTCTGGAACACCAGCTAATGACTCTGGTATTGTGATTGAAAGAGGTAGCGCAGACAATGCATTCTTAGGCTTTGATGAATCTGATGATAAGTTTATCGTAGGTACAGGTTCTTTCACAGGTGCATCAACAGGCTCATTGACAATTACCACAGGAACCTTAAAAGCAAACATTGAGGGTAACTTAACAGGCAATGTCACAGGAACTGCTACTAACGCAACTCATGTTAACGTAGCTGATAATGAGAGTACAAACGAAAATAATTTAATACCTTTTATTGAAGATACTTCCGCTACAGGAAATGTAGGATTAGAATCTGACGGAGACTTACACTACAATCCATCAACAGGCAGACTTACTGCAACGCAATTAGCAGGAACTTTACAAACCGCAGCACAGACAAATATTACAAGCACAGGTGCGCTTGATGGTGGAAGTATAACTTCTAACTTTGGAGCTATAAACACAGGCTCAAGCAATATAACCACAACAGGTGTTGGCACATTTGGTTCATTGGATATCTCTGGAGACATTGATGTTGATGGAGCTACTAATTTAGATAACGTAGATATAGATGGTGATGTTGATATTGCAAGTACACTTACAGTAAACAATACTGCAACAATCACAACAAGCAATGCAAACGTATTAACCTTAAAAAGCGAAGATACGGATGCTGCTAATATATTTAGGATTATAGCAGATGATAACGGATCGGTGTTTACGGTTGATAAAGATGCAAACGATCATGGCGAGGTCTTTGTCTTTGACGGAAGCGGAAACTCAAACGTAAAACTTTATGGCGGAACTGGTCAAATCGTAGCTTCCTCACTAGATATATCTGGCGATATAGATATTGACGGCACAACCAATCTTGATGTAGTTGATATTGATGGTGCAGTAGATATGGCATCAACGCTGACCGTTGCTGGGGATGCTAACTTTGATTCTAATACTTTGTTTGTAGATGCATCTGAAAATAAAGTGGGTATCCAAACAAATTCACCATCATATGAATTAGATGTGCAAGATAGCGACCAAGCTGACATAAGGGTAAGTGGTGGAAATCAAGGGAGAGTAATTTTTACTGATACTGGTGGCACAAGTGGTGCAAGGAATTGGGATGTAAAAGTTTCTGACGATGTTTTTCAAATTAGAAATTTAGCCGATGATTATGGGAGTATTTTAAATACTCCTTTTACAGCAGATACAAATGGAAATATTGGTATAGGTGTGACTCCTGAAGATTGGGATACTGCTAACGCTTTTAAGGTATTACAATTAGGATTAGGTGCTTGTGTGGCTGGTTATGGTACAAGTACACCTCATGCTATTCTTGGTAATAATATTTACTTTGATGATACCAATAATAAATGGCAGTATATAGTAAATAACACAGCTACTTTATATCATCAAAATAATGATGGTAAGCATGTTTGGTTTACTGCAGTTTCTGGGAATGTGGATGCTGAAGTTACTTTAAATGAGAGAATGGTAATATTAAACGATGGAAAGATTGGTATTAACACAAGTAGTCCAAGTTATTTATTGCATGTCAGAGCTGCTGATGGTGATTCAGCTAATAATTTAGTTGCAAGATTTGAAAACCTTGAAGCTAGTGCTGGTGAAAGCAGAGGAGTACAGATTACTGCTGGTTCTAATGCAAGTGATTATCCTTTTCTTATTGAAAATGCTGCTGGTACTGAATTATTAAGAGTACGAGGTGATGGAAATGTTTCAATGGCTGGAAACTTAACACTAAGTGGAAATCTTACTACTTCTGGCAATATTGAACATGACGGAACTATAACAACAGATATTACAACAAACAATACTGGGCATGACTTCAGACTTCATGCAGATAATAGTTTTGTTAATAGCATTGATAATTTCTTTGATGGTGCAAGTGCTGCTTCATCTTTTATGAGATTTAAAGTTGCAAGTGGCTCTGGCTCACAAACAACAATAATGGATTTAAAAGGTGATGGAACACTTGCAATGGGTACTATGGGAACTAATAATGACGGCTTTGAAGTTATTGCAAATAGTTCTGTAGGTGGTTTGTTATCATTAAGCTCAAGCACAGAAACAGACCAAGAAAGAATGAGATTTTTTAATGGTAATGGAAAAATTGGAACTATTAAAACAAATGGCTCTGCTACATCTTTTAATACAAGCTCAGATTACAGGTTAAAGGAAAATGAAGTTCCTTTATCCAATGGGTTAGAAAGATTGAATAATTTAAGCCCCTATAAATTTAATTTTAAAAATGATAAAGAAAATATTGTAGATGGATTTTTTGCCCATGAAGTGCAAGAATTTGTACCTAATGCAGTTTCTGGCGTAAAAGATGGGGAAGAAATGCAACAAATAGACCATTCAAAGTTAGTGCCTTTGCTTGTAGCATCTGTTCAAGAGCTATCAGCAAAAGTAGAAGAGCTTGAAAAAACTTGCAAAGATTGTTGTTAAGATGAATGAAAAGATTAAAAAATTTACTTACAGATTTAATAGCTTTTATAATGGTGTGTTTATTACTGCTTTGCTTGTTTGTGTATTCGCTTGGTCTTGTAATGAATATTACTTTGGTAAAAGCGAGGAAGAGATTTCAGAAGAGATAATGAGATCAGCGTTTGTTGCTGACTCACTTTTAGGAGAGATAAAAATGATGTTAGGCGACTCAAGCATGGTGAACAAATAATGGCAGTACGCAGAAAGCCATTAAGTGCTACCGTTCGTAAAACATTAAGAGCAAAAGCAAAGTCTAGTAGGTATTCCTATACAACACTTGCCAAGGTGTACCGTCGCGGTCAAGGGGCGTTCTTGAGTAGCGGATCGAGGCCTAGGACCAGCATGGTAGCATGGAGCATGGGCAGGGTAAATAGCTTTTTACGTGGCTCTAGAAAGCATGATACAGATTTAAGGAGAAAAAGACGTGTCAAAAAGAAAACGCGTTCCAAAAGATAAGAGGACAGGACTTCCAAAAAAGTATCTTAGCAGATTAAAGGGAAGAAAACGCTCAAAACGTGCATCATTACTAAAAAAGATGAGCAAGTTATATAAATCTGGCAAAAGAATACCCAGATCCATGTTTAAAGCTAGAGTAAAAAACTAATGGCAAAGAATTTAAAAGGCATTAGCCTTAAGAAGTTGACAAAAAGACAAAAAAGTCAGATGCAATCGCACAAAACGCATCACACCAAAAGACATTTAGCGAAGATGGCCTCAGAAATGCGTAAAGGCAAGACCTTTGCACAGAGTCATCGCATTGCACAAAGAATGGTAGGAAAATAATGGCCGTCACCTACCGAGGAGAGCGTTTTTCTGGCTATAACAAGCCAAAGCGTACTCCTAGGCATAAAACCAAAAGCCATGCAGTTTTAGCGAAAGTTGGTAGTAAGATAAGACTAATTAGGTTTGGACAGCAAGGCGTTCGCGGAGCTGGTAAGAATCCTAGGACTGCAAGGGCGAAAGCAAGAAGAAAATCATTCTTAGCTAGGCACAGAAAGAATATAGCAAAAGGCAAGATGTCTGCTGCGTTCTGGGCAGCTAAGGTAAAATGGTAAAGGAAAAACAATGGCAAAAAAAGAAAAAGAACAAAAGCCAATGCTTAACTTAGATGGAACAGAATACGATATCGAATCCATGAGCGATGAGCAGAAGGCAATGACAAATCACATCGCTGATCTTTCTAGAAAGATTGATTCGATGCAATTCAATATGCAACAATTGCAATTTGGAAAGAGTGCGTTTGTCAATGCTCTAAAAGAATCTTTAGAGAAAAAGGAAGAGGAAGCATAGGCTTCCTCTTTTACCAAAGGGGAGAAAATGCCAGAACAATGGGTAGAATTAGGATTTGCGGGACTTAGTGCTACCATTCTTTTTATGACGTTCAAATGGATGACCAATGAGCTAAATAAAAAGATTGATGACTTACATGAGATAATCATTAAACTTATAGATGCAAAGAATGGTATGGTTGACAAGTTTCAAGATCTGAACGATGAAATAACTGACCAACTAAACTACATAGAGGCATCGATCGGAAATGGTCGCGGTTCTAAACAGAGAAGGAAATCTGGCAAATGATAGATTCGTTAAAAACTTTAGGCAATGCAACAGTAGGCGTAGGAGTTTGGTGGGTCAACCTTCCAATGATATTACAAATGATGGTATCAGTTTTGACCATCACATATATTGGAATTAAAATAAGTAAGGAACTTAAAAATGGGTAAAGAAATAGCAAAGTGGATGGCAGTCGAAGAGAATAGAAATATGATGAGAGATGCTTTAAATCGTGATGTCAATATTCCTATTATTGATGAAAAGCTAGAAGAGAAGGTCTTTGGAACCATGCTTGACGTTATAGCAAAGGTCATGGAAGCTGCTTTTAAAGATGATTAACATCCCACAAATAAGAGAGGCTATTGATGATACTCTCTTGGCTATGGGCGATAGATTCTTTAGCAAACACGCCTCGGATCTTGTCTTTGAGACAGGACTCGTGGAGTCACGCTATGAATATATTAAGCAATTAGGTAGTGGCCCAGCTAGAAGCTTTTGGCAGATAGAGCCAGATACCGCAGTAGATAACATAAAGAACTATCTAGCATATAGAGAAATAGATACAGAGAAGATGGCTGATGCAAGTTATCTATCGGTGCAGACTTGGCAAAGTGAAAACCCAAGAATGTGGGAGAATCTCTTGCACTATACGCTAAACTGCGGAATCATACATTGCAGATTAAAGTATTGGAGAGTTCCAGAGAAATTGCCTACTACCTTGGAAGAAAGAGCAAAATATTGGAAGCAATGGTATAATAGTGGAAAAGGCAAAGGCACAGAATCTCACTACATAGAAATCGTAGAGGCACATAACAAATGACATTAGCAGAAGAAATGCAAATCATGTTTGATGAACTTAGGGCCATAAAACACATGAATAACAGTATCAAGGCTCAAATGGAAGAGAATGTGTCCTTAGAAGGGGTCAAGAAGGTGGCTACATTAATCACTATGGTCGATAATCTTGTTATCCCAGATGTAGTATCCTTTTTTGAAGATGTGGACGATATGGGCGGATTTAGAGAACAAGGGGGAGTAGCATGACCACAAGACTAGAAGCATTTTGTAATATCACCACCGATCTTCAAGGCATAGAACCAGCAATCGATAGTTTTGATCGCAAAAGATTAGTGCAAAACTTTAGCTCTCATGCTACCAATGTTCATGTTGCTCACGATAGTGGATTTGTTAGCCAGGCTTATATAGATGGCAAAGAAGCTAATATGCAGACCCAGTTATCTGATGTTGATTCTACAGACGATGCATTCTACGATTCTAGTGCAGATGCATTGTATGTCTTCAGCGTTGTTGACCCCGACAACCTAACCATTGAAGGCGCAGAGGACTGGGCAACCGTTAAAGAAAGAGTGGTCAATGAGCAATCTGATAGAATACGTTCATATATTAATAGACCTATCTTTGAAAGATTGAAGTCAGAAGACCAAGGTGCATCATCCAGGACCTATGATTTTATACTCATTAATGCTAATGCAGGACTTGCTGTAGCTGAACTAATGCGACCAATTGACTTTCAAAGGGCGCAGGACCTTGAAGAACGCTATATCTCTCCAGATGGCGATGGTATGCTTGATAGACTTAAAAGAGGCGATTATGCGCTTTGGAATGAGGCTACCTATGAAAAGAATGAAGGCAGGGTAGTTCCTGTCTCTATCAATGCCAATACTACAGGGTACATTGCAGATACGAAAGTATATGGACTACCTCATGTAGATTATGATGATGTAAGAATTAAGATTACCGCAGGAGGTACATTTAGCTCTGGAACAGCGAATACTACGGTCAAGTATTCTGTATTTGTAAGAAATGACGACGGACTAGGAGTAGAAGAGGTAGTGCAGAGTGAAGAAATAAATGGTAGCTATCAAGTGATGGCCTACGGTATTGATATAAGATTTAGCGAAGGGGTCTATACGACCAATGATGAATGGAGCATAATCGTTCAAGGTGAACCCGAAGAACATGGATCAGTAAAATCAGAGCAAATAAGTAGGAGATAGTCATGGGATATGGAATGGGCGCATACCGAAAAAAAGGCAAGAAGAAGAAAAAGAAGAAAGTCAAAGTAAGAAAGCGCAAGTAAACCGTGCCTATCCTCTTCACAGAAGTCTTTAAAGACAATGTTTTAGATCCGTTAATCTCTCTTCTTCATACAGAATTCACTAGAGTGCCAATACATCACGATGTAGAATTCAAGCCACGCGGGAGCTTCTTCTTAAGAATGATTCCTATTAATGACAACATCGTTGAACAGACTGTTCAAGATCAGATTAGAAACTATTCAATCCTAATTCGTTTTTACAGAAAAACTCCAGGACGAATAGATAGAGAAGATAATTTTAGGCAACTTATGAATTTTACAGATAGACTAAAAAGATTGATTGGCAACAACTCAAACTACAAGCCATCTGATGTTTACAAATGGCATGATGGTCGCATATCCTCAATAAGTTTTCAACCCGATATAGATGAGGATGAAGCTCAGTATCAATGTGCTGATGCCTTATTTGAGTGTACGGTATTAGTATGATTACTTTTAATAGAACATATAATCAAAATGTCTTAGACAATTTAAGCTTAATAATACAACAAGAGTTTGAGAATATACCAATAAGATTTGATAGTACATTTCGTGGCAATGCATTTTTTCAACTTATACCGCAATCTGATGAATTAATAGAATTAAGAACAGATGGTGCTATACGAGAGTATGGATTGCAAATTAAATACTATGAAAAGAATTATGGCTTATACACGAAGAGAAGAAATCTAGACAATAGAGTTAAGATTATTGAAAGATTGAAAGAGCTTATAAGAATCAATACTGCAAGTATCGTTGATATTCTTTTCTTTCAGACATCTGATGGTAAAAACTTATTTACAAGTGATGGTAATCAATTCACAATATTTAGAAGACCATTGCTAGTTACTTCTGATGATGCATTCTTTATAACTAGTGATAATTTAGCACTTGCTCCAAAACCAGAAGAGATAGAATATGATTGGCATAATGCCAGGCTTGAGTCTGTAGTTTATGAGCAAGATGAAGAGAATCAAAGATACTTGGTCGGCTCTGTAGACTTTCGCTGTGTAGTTGAAGAAGTATATGCGTAAACTAATTAGGTATTATTGATGGCAAAATACAAAGCAAAAAAGTATATCAACCACTATAACGGTTATAACGGTCTAGATGTTAAAGATTGGCAAAAGCTGAATAATGGAGAGATCGTTGATTTGAATGAAGTGCCAAAAGAGGCAAAACGATATTTAGAAAAAGTATCAATAAGTAAGAAGGAGTCTAAGTAATGGCTTTAGATGGAGCAGCATTTAGTCCAAAAGAATTTGGCCTAGCAATACAAGCTGAAACAACAATAGGTACAGCAAAAACAGATGGTATGACGCGCGTGAATGTAGACAGCGTAGAGATGCCATCATTTAATTTAACACAAGTAATGGATGTACGAAGTGGCTCTGCTGGAAGAGTAGCAGATGGCGATGATGTATTCATTGATCAAAAAGGTGTTACAAAAGAAATATCGTTCTCTGGTGTTTTAGATACAACAGTCGCAGCTTTATTGATACAGAACTGCATTGCAAAAGAAGACTCCTCTAATATTGTTTCTATTGCATACGATTATTCCCCACCAGAACTAGAGACTGGTGACAATTCTTCAGTTACTATTGCTGATACTATTACAATAGCAGTATTAAATCCAAATACTGGCTCTAACCATAATATGATTTTACCTGGATGTGTTATCTCTTCTTTAACTATATCTGGTGATATGGGAGATGAGTCTGGCAGATTAAAGTTTTCGGCTACTGCAAGAACAGGGTATATTGCAACCTTTAATCAAGCAGCTCCAACAGTTAGCTCATCATATGGCACTACCTTCTATTCATTGGCTACACTTTCAAGTGGTGATGCAAAGAAAATTGGTGGCTGTGATGATCCAGTAGTTCAAAGCTTTTCACTTAGTATAGAAAACCCCTCTGAATTTATTGGACAGGCAGATTCAAATGGTAATCCAGAGGCAATTGTTCGAGCAGTTCCAGAGATATCAGTTAACCTTGATGCAACCGTTAAGTACGATGCGAATACTGGCACACTTATGAACACGATGAATACTGGAGCGAATGCACCTTTTTACATGGGAACACACGCTACCATAGGTGATGGGTCAACTTCTTTTGCGTTTCAGTCAGACAATGCTAGGATCACAAGTTTAGCGTACAACGAAGCTAATGCGATGATGATAGATGTTAGCACAAAAGCTGTTGCAACCTCAAGTGGTAACTTGTTCCAAATACACTATTAGTATTGATATTTTGCTTTACTTGCTCTAAATTTAGCGCATGGTAAAAACAAAGAACGGTAATTTTGAAGTACGCTCTATAACCTTTGGAGAGCGTAGAGAGTTACACAGGTTAGAGATGAAAACCTTTTGGGATGAATCTTTAGACCAAGATGCTTACTTTGAATTGCTAGACTGGGTTATGAAAAAAGCATTTATAAACCCAGAAGAAACTCTTCAAAAATTTAATGATGCTGAAATCGATGAAATATTAAATGAGATTTACCTACATTACAAAGGCTTGTCTAAAAAAAAGAACTCAAAGTAAGAATCTCCACTTGGTGTAACTATTTCGGGTGGGGAAATAGTTTGTATCCACAAAAAGCTGACCAATATTACGCTCAAAGTCCTACTCTCGGAACCCTTACAAAATTCACAGAAAAAGAAATATGGTATGAATGTGATCGTATCATTGAAGAGGGTAAGAAGAATAAATTTACCATAGGTCAAAATCTTTACTACAATTTATCGTTTTTTTGTAATCCTAAATTTTTCTTTGATGGTGAGATTGAAAAGTGTGTAGAAGAGTTTTTCCTATCAACAAGACTTAAAATGCCTATAGCTAACAATCTTTATGATGCTGAGGCAAGGGCCATTGACATCTTTCGCCTTATTAGTGAAGAGCTAAATGCTTGTGAAAACAGAGCAAAGGAAATGAATAATGGCAAATAAATTTGTTATAGAAGTAGTAGCAAAAGGTTTTAAGAATCTAGAGTCTCAATTAGGCAGAGCAGACGCAGCTACAAAAGGTTACGAAAAGTCAGCAGGAAGAGCTAGAGGCACAACATCTGGCTTTAGAAGAGAGATAGGTGCTTTAAGAAACAATATCTTATTGTACACTTTTGCGATTGGTTCTGCTGTTAGGGTAACTAGCGGATTTTTAAGAGCAGCATCTGATGCACAAGAAAATTTAAGTAAATTTAAAGTAGTTTTTGGCGATGCATCACAAGAAGCATTAAGCTTTGCCAATACACTTGCAAGTAGCTTCCAAAGATCTAATTCAGAAATTATATCTCTCTTAGCCTCCCTGCAAGATACCTTTGTACCATTAGGATTTTCTAGAGACAGAGCAAGGCAATTATCTCAAGCATTGACAGAGCTATCTTTTGATATCGGCTCATTCAACAACGTAGCAAGTCCAGAAGTGGCTCACGCTTTAACATCAGCGATTGTTGGTAACCATGAAGCGGTCAGAAGGTTTGGAATTGTTCTAACAGAGGCACAGTTACAGCAAGAAGCATTTAGAGTTGGCATAACAAATTCTAATAGACAGCTTACTGCTCAAGAAAAAGTCTTGTCAAGAGTGTCCTTGATTATCGATAGCACTAAAGATGCTCAAGGAGATTTGTTAAGAACGCAGGATGAGTTTGCAAACAGGGTCAGAGCTTTAACTTCTGAGTTTAGAAACTTGCAAGAAGAGATAGGTAGATTTTTAATACCATTTGCAGAAACTGGATTAGGGTTTTTACAAATTGAAAGAATTAAGGCCTATGCTGCTTCTATTACAGTTGTAGGGACTGCCTATGCGGTTTCAAGGGTTAAGGCTTTAAAATTTACTACATCTATAAAAGCTGCTGAATTAGCTGTTACAAGAACAAAATTTGGACTCTTGGCTCTCGTAGTTGGCCAATTGGGTACAGAATATTTATTGTCTAGACAAAAAGCAGACGACTTTTCAGTAAGCCAAGAAGAGGTTAATAGCCTAATGAAAGATTTAGGTGTCATTACTTCAAAGGCAAATAAAGAGCTTTCAACTTTAGATACATTAATGAAAAGAATTTTATTAGGAGAAGCAGTTCCAAGCGATATCGTCCAAAAGCAACTAGCAGAGCAATTTAGTAAAACTGTATTGCCAAAACCAGAAAGACCAGAAATTGAAATTGATTTAACAGGTCAAGAAAAAGCCAAGCTTAAGTTGGCTGAAATGAGAGAAGAAGCTGAATTATTAAATGATTTTACTAAAGATAGCTTTGTAGATATAGATAAATTTGTTTTAGAATCTATGGAAAGCAGTATAGGAGGGATGGAAGAGCTAGTTGATGGTATGAGAAAAGCTCTTTTTAGCGCAAATAAAGACATTAGAGATAATCTTTCCAAACCTTTTGAAGAGTTTAGCAGAGTCCTATCAAATGCTATATTGCAAACAGATGATTTAGGTAAGGCTTTTGAAAAAACATTTGACATATTAAAAGCACAAATAATAGCAAAAGCGGCTGAAATAGCAATTTTACAGGCTTTAGGTGTGCCTTCTGGCGGAGGCGGTGGTGGTGGATTCTTTGCAAAATTATTTACAGGACACACAGGTGGAAGTATAAGCAAAAAAGGCATTCAAACCTTTAATCAAGGGGGGCAAGTGCGTGGAAGAGATGATGTGCCTATACTTGCACAGGCTGGTGAATATATTATAAAAAGAGATTCTGCTGAGTCAATAGGCTTAGATGCTTTAAATGAAATCAATGAGACAGGAAGAGTGAGTTCTTTTAACATTAATTTTAACGCTCCAGTAACTAATGCTGATTTTGTAAGGGATGTAGTTGCTCCAGAGCTACAGAAAGTTATAAACGGCAGTCTTGCATGAGCATAACTTTTAGCACAACATATTCTGAGCATATTGCTCAAAAGTCTGTTAAAGAAAATTGGTTAGTACAGCTATATTATGGAGATGAAACTAATTTTACAGGTTTAGCTTTTAGAGATACAACTGTAGGAAGTATTCAGTATTTAGGAGCAATATCTAATAGCCCATCTATTAGGTCATCTATAAATTTAAAAGAATCAACATCGCAAACATCAAATATAACAATAGAACTTGCTAACTTCAATTTCAACGGATCAGATTTTAGCACAGAGCTTGTATATGGGACCAATAATTATTTAAATAGAACCGTAAAGATATATTCACAACTTGCAAACGATTCTACACTAGCGAACTGCAATCAGATTTACCAGGGAAGGCTTGTTTCTGTAAATCATACGCATAGTAGCATAACTTTAGAAGTAGAAGAAAAAAGGCCATGGGACTATATAACTTTTCCACAAGACAAAGCTGCTCAAAAGAACATATATATACCTGTTGTTTATGGTGATTATACAGGGAATACTATAGGCGATAAAGTAAGAAGCATGGAAAAGAGTGTATTTCCAGCTCCAGTTTTACGCCTTGGTGATACAGATATATTAACATTAATGCCAGATTCCTCCTCTGGTATTCTGCCACACTATTACGAAACCAGCCTAGATGCTTTTATTCCGCTTGAAACAAGTGAATATACAAGTGCTACGCAGAGCAATGCTAAATATGACTCTTCTGCTAACATAGGTTTAATTAAAAAGACATTAGAAAGATCTTTTAAGACAGACCCTATTTCTGTTGCAGATACAGATGAAGCTGACTCTGGAACGTCAGACAATATACTTTTATATAGTCATAGTGGATTTGCAATATTGACAAATTCTATTTCAATTAGTGATACGGCTGGAACGGCTGAAAGCAAACAAATAGAATACAATTTTCCATCAATAACGGGGAAGTTTACTGCACTTAAGGCTATATGCGATGCAGATATTTCTATAGGCTTAAATGGAACAAGTGGCAATTATCTTTCTCAGCTATTTTTTGTTCATGGTGGTAACCTAAGAGAGTTTACATCACTAGCTAATAACAGCTCAAGCAGCAACACTACTATCGATTTAGGATCACAGAATTTAGATATACTATCTGTAGCATATACAAGTAATAATAATCAGCTAGACACTCCTTTCAAAATACAAGCAACAATTGATCTAAATAACGCAGTACAAGCAGATATTGTAGGCGCACATCAAATCAATGAGTTCCAATTGGAAATGAAGGTAAAGAATAATTTCGATGACCCAGAAAGATTGGCTACAGAAAAAGATTTAGAAAAGCTTGAGTATTTATATTTTGGACATGACGGAAGAAATAATGATTTTACTGGCGGTTCTGGTGTAGCTGATACAGGACTAGAAATACATAGGAGTTTATTGACTAGATTTGCAGGAGTTGATTCTACTCCCACGAATTATTCTTCTGGATTAAATATAGAAAGTCAAAGGGTTACTAGCGCGTGGAAAGGTAGGCTTTTTCATTTAGAACCTATAGCATTAAAAGATGTGTTAGAGCAATTGCAATACGAATTTGGTTTTATATTTAAGTTCAGACCAGACGGTTCTACGTCATATATCTATATTAAAGATTCTTATGCAAGTGGCGATGTAGTGACTACGCTAAATACTGATGATATAGCCAATATCAAAGTTCAAAATAGTCCTTTTACAGAGTTGCAAACAAAGCTTGAAATAAACTACGTAAAACATCCTGCAAAGACTAATGAGTATACGGTATCACAAACATCGGCAGATACCAGCGGAAGTAGTGCTAGAACAAAATATAATATTGGAGCTAAAGAGAACATAGTCAATGTTAATTTAGATTATAACGTTAATAAGCCTGGTAGTACAGAACTTAGCACAGGCAATCCAAACGATGGATTTTCTGATTATTATTTTAACATATTTGGTGATGTTAAAAAGATTGTAAGTTGCGATATATTTAACATAGAAAAAGGTTATTTGCTAGAAACAGGAGATATAATACAATTTGGTACGATGCCATTTGATCCGTTTGGTAGCAATTGGAATAATTATTACATGGTGACAAGCATTACTAGGTCACCGAATAAAGTATCAATAGTTTGTAGAGAGGTTGGCTAATGTCACAATTTTTTATATATCCATTCAATGGCAGACCTGTATCTGCACAAGTACAAAACGGAACCATAACAGATTCAGCTACAGGTGGAGCGTTTACTAATACTGGAACATCGGTAACAAACCCCATGAGGCTTTTTGATGATAGCATAGGAACTGCAACCGATTTCCCTGCTGCTCATAGGGTAGTCATGGTAGATAAAGGAGCTGCTAGTGTTGGGCAAATAGATAGGATAGCCTTTCATAGTACAGCGGCCGATACTGACGGTATAAGATTCTTTACTAATACTGCAGCTGACAATTCTACTACAAGTAGCTTTGCAACGACAGATGCTATTACAGCAGGATGGAACATTCTTGAACCAACTGCAGCTGCTTCCGAAAGATATTATTATATGGCTGCATATGAAGGGCAGGTCAATACTATAACAGAGCTAATAATTGGTAAAAAGCTTGATTTAACCAATGTTAAATTAGCGGGAACTGAGGGAGCAAACTACGGCAACACTCAAACTATGTCTCATGGTGGTGTAGAATTTTCAAGTCAAAGACATGACAGAAAACGATTCTTTAACTTTGAACTAACATTTATAAACGAAACTTATAAAACATCACTTGAAACCATGAGAGACTCTGTAGATCTCTCACATCATAAGTTCTTATACTATGACGGTAGTGAATATATATATGTCCGTATGTCTGATGACAGCTTACGTTTTAAGGAAGTGGCGTTCGGAGTATATGATACTTCTATCAAGCTTACTGAGCAACTAAGCTAATCATCTTTCGCTGTAGTGTGTGGACAGCTTTGGTCTTGTCCTTCATGTTCCAATCAGCATAACAAGCTTCCGTGACCGCTACGTTAGAGTGACCCAGATGTTCTTTTACAGCGTAGATATTCTCAGTTTCTCGTAGCATCATAGTGGCGGATGTATCTCTAAGGTCATGAACCGTAAAA